ACTGAAGAGAGATACGAAATAACAGAGGTAGGGATATATTCTGCAGGATCTAACCCCTCTGCTGTTGCCTATGACAGCAAAACAATTTTTTCTTTTACCCAAGGGGAGAACTGGGAGCATCACACATCAAGTGCATCAACGGCAATACCCGTAATATCTACGCCGCTTGACTCTCCAGCAAACGATAATATTATAGCCAGCAACCTGTCAGTATTTCAAACAAATGTGGATAACTCTATTTTTTATAAAACCTCTAGAGCAAACAGATATGAAAGATGTAGGTTTTTAAATAATGTTATATTAATAAAAGGAAATGATGCAGATATTACCATTAGCGAAGAGAGTGGTCCAACAGAAGATCACTTTTATGTAGAGCCTGGGTCTAATCACATACATCTAACTGGATCAAATGTTGACCTAACAAAAAACTCTCCTGTTGACGAGCTAAGGCTAGCCTTTTCTTTAATTAGCAAGACTGGATCTTCATCTTCTGTCCCCGATAGGATAAGAATTCTTGTTGACTTTTCATCAACAGATGATAGCTCAGGTGAGTTTGCAAAATTTGAAGCAGAGCTAGTAAACGGCACTGGAGCAGGCCAGTATGACTTTTCAGAAAATCGTTACTTTGTTGTTACAAAGAAAAAGGGAGAGCTTTATACCTCTGCAAACTTTACTTGGAATGCTGTAAATGTTATAAAGATATATGCATCTGTTATTGCTGCAGGTGTTCCGTCAGAAAACTACTACGTAGGGCTTGATGCTATGAGGCTTGAGAATATTGCAACAACTAATCCACTATATGGATTAACTGGATATTCTATTATTCAAAATGCTGACTCCTCCACAATCATTAAATCACCAAATACTAATAACTATGTAGAGTTTAGGTTTTCAGTAGGGGTTACATAATGGTAGATTCTGGAATAAAAAAGGCAAGATTTTCTCTTGATGAGTCAACTACAATAAATAGTGAAACCGAAGGGTATACTCTTAGATACAGAGTTATATCTGAAGATAAAAACAGAACTTCTCACTGGTCTCCTATTCAGTTAATCGTTCCTGAGTATACTTTTGTTCCAGGCTCTATTGCAATTGCAACTGCAAATCAGATAGCCTCATTCACCTGGGATTCTGTGGTAATTTTAAAAAACATTAGCACTTCTCAAACTATATCTAATAAGCAAATAACTTCTAAACTTGCAACAATCACAACCTCATCCGCTCATTATCTTGTTGTTAATGATTGGGTCACAGTTAGTGGTGTAGACTCTACCTTTGATGGAACATATAAAATATCTGCTGTTACAGCTAATACTTTTAGTTATTATAAAGATAATGCCAATATATCGTCAACTGCAGTTTCACCAAGCGGAACCTATAAAAAAAATCAAATAATAAGAAATGCTTTAGATTATGACGTTCATATTCGATGGGATAGAAATGACGCTGGTGATTGGATCTATAAAGAAAGGGTAAGAGGAACTAGCGTATCCTTTCCACACGCAACAACATACACTAAGTCTGGAGTAGTACAGGCATCTGCCCCAAACAGAGTTAGTATTGAAATTTATTTAAAGGGTTATCCAGTTCAAAGAGGAGATGGCGTTCCCCTAAGTACAGGCACACCGTTTTTAAAGGTTTATCAGATAGCGAACCAAACGATTTAATGATATAATGGAGATATAATGGCTAAAGTACCTATTCCAGAGAGAGGGCAACCTCTAGACGTAACATACGTTTATTCTCTAGCAAACGCAATTAACGACCTTTCAACACAGGTTTCTTCTAGAGCGTATAACTATACAACAATTGACACTACTAGTGCTGGAAAACAAAGTATAAAAACTTCAGAGGCTAGGATTATAGGTGGATACGTAGAGGTAGCAAATAATAGTACCGTAACTGCTTCTTCTGAAAAACCTTTTTCTTATGACTTCCCTAGTGATTTTAAGTATCAACCAATTGCAACAGCTACAGCAGTAAATATTGGAAACACTCCAGCAGGACAGAACGTTACAGTTATTTTAAAAAATGTTACAACCTCAAAAGTAGAAGGAGTTGTAAGATTTGGAGCCTCTGGTGATCTGTCTCTTGTCGTAAACTTAATAATTATAGGTATACCAAACTAAAGAAAAGTAGGCTTTATGATTGTTTGCAATAAATGCAAGGGACGAATGTTCGTTGATAGGCTATATACGGCTTCCGATCACCTAGAAACTTTTTGTATTTTATGTGGATCAAGAAAGTTTTTTCACCCTCCTTTAGAAAGTGAGCAAGGTCGATGGATACTGCAAAAGGAAAGATTCAAAGCCAGCAATACAATAACGAGCCTGTAATAAAAGGAAACCAAAAGGTTTGGTTCTTAAATGGAGATCTAGTAAGGCTGTATCATAGTTCACGTTCCACTGGAATGGTAACTGTTTATAATATTAATAAAGATAGGATCGAAACATGTCTTCGCTCTGACTTTAGAAAAAATAGACAAAGAGCTTATACTGTATCAGAAACAGCTATACTTATCAATAGGCACAGGAAATATATTCCATCTTTAATTAAACGAGGAGTAATCCCTCCACCAGTTGGGTCTCACATTGGAGGTAAAAGGGGATGGCAGATCAGAGCATACTACTCTGAAGACCATGTGAGAGAGATACGTCAAATACTGGCAAGCATACACGTTGGTCAGCCAAGAAAAGATAAATTAATTACAAATAACATGACCCCTACAAGTCAAGAATTGACAAGACGCATGGGAGACGGTATACTTACATATACAAAGACAGAAGATGGAAGATATATTCCTGTGTGGAGCGAGAATATATAGTTGACAGATGTATGATACAATTATAAAAACAAAGAAAATGGGTGGGGTAAAATGGAAAACGATTCAACAAAAGTAAACGTTACTTTAGGCTATACACTAAATCTAGGAAACTTTCAATCTTTAAGACTTGATCTTGGGGTTGTTGACTCAAAGCGTGATGGAGAAACTACAGACCAAGCTTTTGAGCGTGTATATAAGTTTGTAGAAGAAAAGCTGACAGAAAAAATTAAAGAAGCACAAGAAGAGGCCGCTGAAGCATAATGGCTGAACGCAAAGACCGTATGGCTTTGCTCAGTAGGTACAGTAAGTTACATACAGCAAAGTATGAGCAGAAGCCATCTCTTAACCTAAATGTTGAGCAATGGGCCAGTGATGCCCTAGTAGAATCTTACGGTATTGCACAATGCTATGATCTATTAGAGTATTATTTTAATATTGCACAAGAGCCTAGCTGGAATTATTTTGCTTACAATGCAGAAAAAATAATAAATGGTAAAAAAGATTTTGAGCTTGACCTTAAAGAAAGACTAGAGCGAAGAGAGTTAGCGAGGAAGTGGCTTAGTGAATAATACAGAAGCACGGGTTATTTCGGCATTGCTGCAAGATAAGCAGATGCATGTTTTGTTACAGGCAAACATAGATAATTTACTAAGGACCCACACAGATGTTTGGAACTTTATTAGACTATACTTTGACAATAATGGAACAGTTCCTCCATCTTCTTTGATTGTTGAAAAGTTTAGAGACTTTAGTCCAGTCGAGGGAGTTGGTGCCACTAAGCATCATCTTGAAGAATTGCAAACCGAATATCTCAATGACAGCCTTAAAGATATTCTTAGATCTGCTGCTGGAGAAGTCCAAAGCGGAGAAGGAACAAAAGCATTAGATGAACTAATTACAAAAACATCTGAGCTAAAAAAGAATACATCAGCCATTCGTGACATTGATGCAACTGATTTAGATTCAGCTGTTGCTTATTATGAAAATGTTCAAAAGTTAAAAGAATCTGGTCAGATGGGAATTAAAACTAATCTTCCAGGATTCGATAATTATTTGCCTTCTGGAATAATGCCTGGACAATTAGGAGTCTTCTTAGCCTATCCTGGAATCGGTAAGTCATGGATGGCTCTATACTTTGCTGTACAAGCATGGAAGCAAGGAAAATCACCTTTAGTTATTAGTCTTGAAATGTCAGAGACAGAAGTTAGAAATAGAGTATTTGCAATTATGGGAGAAGGTCTTTGGTCTCATAGAAAACTCTCTAATGGAGAAGTAGAAATAGATATGCTAAAAAAATGGCACCACAACAAGGTGGAGGGCCGTCCAGAATTTCACATCATATCAAATGATAACGGTGGAGAAGTAACCCCTTCTGTTATTCGTGGAAAGATTGATCAGTATAAACCAGACTTTGTTATTGTTGACTATCTACAACTAATGAGTCCAAACCAAAAGTCAGATAATGAAACGGTACGAATGAAGAACCTATCAAGAGAACTTAAGCTCATGGCTATTGGTGAAGAGGTTCCAATCATTGCCATATCATCTGCCACTCCTGATGACGTTAAAGACTTAAGTAGTGCTCCAACTCTTGGACAAACGGCGTGGTCAAGACAGATTGCTTATGATGCTGACTGGGTTATGGCTTTAGGCCGTGCAACCAATAGTGATATTATTGAATGTGTATTTAGAAAAAATCGTAATGGTTTTATGGGAGACTTTTTGGTTCAGGTAGACTTTGATAAAGGTTATTATAGATATAAGGATTACGAAGATGCGAAATAGTATGTCTGATATGTATACAGAAGAACAGATACGAAGAGTTCTTAATGGGGTAGGAATAGATGTTGAGGCAGAATTTGGTAATGAGTTAATTGTTTATTGTCCATATCACAATAACTCAAGAACTCCAGCAGGAGAAATATCTAAAGAGCATGGGAGATTTTTTTGCTTTGGGTGCCAGACCACAAAAGGTTTAGAAGAGTTTGTCATGACGGTATCTGGTAGAACTTATTTTGAGGCAATTAGATACATTAAAAGCAAAGGTCAAGAGGTAGATCTAACTTCTGTAATTAATAAGACACTTTACAGTCCACCAGACTTTGTTGCTTACGATGAGTTGCTGATTAAAAGATTACATAATAACGCTATGGAATCACCAAGGGCCATTAGATATTTTGAAGGTAGACAGATAAATAAGGCTTCAATGGTTAAATTTTCATTAGGGTACTCTGAAAAGCAAGATTCAGTAATTGTTCCTATGCACAACCATGAAAATATGTGTTTAGGATTTGTTGCTAGAACTGTTGAGGGTAAAGAGTTTAAGAATACTCCAGGACTTCCAAAGAGCAAAATACTATTTAACTTAAATAGAATTAAAGCATCTAACACTGTTTATGTAGTCGAATCATCTTTTGATGCTATTCGCTTAGATCAAGTAGGTTTCCCAGCAGTTGCTACTCTGGGTGCTAATGTGTCTGTATCTCAAATCAGACTCTTAGAAAAATATTTCAACAATGTTGTGCTAATAGCAGACAATGATGAAGCGGGTGTAGTCATGACTGAAAAGCTTATTGAAAAGCTTGGATCAATGGTTACAACCATTAACATAGATAAAAAATACAAAGATATAGGTGATATGGATGATGAATCAATAAAGAAACTAGAGTTTCAGTTTGACAATTCTATATCTGCTATGCTAAAATAAATATAACAAACAAAGGAGAAAGATATGAGCGTAGTAAAGGGACTCAAAAATATTAATGCCCTGCTCGACAAGCCAAAGTATGATGAAAACTCACCAAAGGTAAAGTGGCTTAAGCTTGCCGATGGTCAATCAGTAAAAATTCGTTTCATTGAGGAACTAGATGAAGACTCTGCAAACTATAATGCAGAGCGTGGTCTTGCACTAGTTGTTAAGGAACACACAAATCCAAAGGACTATAAGCGTAAGGCTGTAGATACTATGGAATCAGAAGGCCGTGACTGGGCAGAAGAGAT